CACATCTGTATCACTAGTATTTAGCTGTATTGGTCCAATGCTAATCGGGAATACGTCTGTAAACGATATTTGTATATTAGCATTTTTATTACTGTCTAGTATAATCAACGATGCATCTGACATGCTGCCTTTGCCATCTGAGGTGATATTAGTCGCACCGCCTACGGCAGGAGAGTTGAGTCCTGCGTACCCTTCAAATCCTTCAGCACGTGTGACTGCATGTAGCCAATCCCAACACTCTCTGAATGATGCGAGATTTTCATCAGCAACAAGAGTAACATTCAAATCGTCAAAGATAAGCTTATCGCCAGGTGTGTAGATGTTCTTAAACGGAGTAGACCTTTCTGCCGCACCAGAGTTGATACCAGGCACATTGATCTGTTGGACATAGAACTCTGTGTTAGGCAATCGATTGATCACTAACTTAAACTCTACTGGCGATAAGAAATTTGATGTTGACATGATATCCTCTATCAAAGTTGTATAGTACTATTTATATAGAGTATGGTAGACGGTAGCGGACTTTAGTGGGTCGCCTCTATTAAGCATCACGCCCCATGATACTCTGCCATACTGTTATATTTATACAGACAAAAAAAAGAGGCTCCGAAGAGCCTCTTTAAAGTAAGTTGGGTTAACCCCAATCTTATTATTACAGCAAGTTGGTAACTGCGGTACGTCTGTAGTACACGTTGGTGTTGGCAGCAAGTGCGCCAGATCCAACAGTTGCACCTTGAGCAAATGGGTTTGAAACCATTCCGTAACGAGTCTTGAAGCCCAGCTTAGACTGGAAGCTGTTCTCGCCAACTGCTCTGACCATCTGTAATGGTACATATGGGCAGTAGAAAAGACCAGCATCAAATGCGCTAGAACCTTTATAACCGACAACCATGTAGTTTGCACCAGCATATGGGTCAATGTAAACTCTGAAGCGACCGTTCAGAACACCAGCAAACGTGTTGCCTGTGTCATCTGGATTCAGATTGTTAGAGTTAAGAGCAGGTGCGTAATCAAGTACACCGGCCATTTGAAGAGCAGAAGCTACATCTGAAGAACAGACGATGATGTTGCCTTTTCCTCTACGAGTATCTTTTGCGATTTGGTTGGCTTCTTTTTCAATTTGGAACATCAATCCCTTGAACTTCTCAACTGACCAACGGCCATTTGCGTCAACGTCTAGGTTGAAAGTACCGTTTGAAGCTACTCCACCTTGAGAACCAGCAACAGCGTTTGAGTACACTGTACGGATTACTTCACGGTTGATTTCAGCAAGCAACTCAGCAGACAACATGTTTGCTAACTCAGTCTCAGCATCCAAACCATGGATAGCTTTAAGGTCTTGAGCAAGCTCAGTTGTGTACTCAGCTTTCAAAGCACGTGACTTAGCAGTTACAGAAACTTTTTCAATGGAGAAAGACATCTGAGCAAATTCAGCTCCGGCTCCATCACCAAGTGCTTCTGCATCAGCAGTATCAAGGCCAGTACCAGTTGTTTCTGATCCTGCACCCAATGCGTTAGCATGAGTACCAGTACCAGAGTAATCGGTATCTGCTTCGCCGTAGAAGGCTTCTGGCTTACCAGATGTGTCTTCGTACTTAGAACGCATAGCGAAGATCAAGCCAGTTGGGCCAGTCATCGGCTGTACGCCTGCGATATCATATGCAACCAAGTTAGGCATTGCACGGCGTACTAGAGAGATCAGTACGGGATCGTATTTAGCCATATCAGCAGTTGAGTTAGCTGGTGCGGCTTCGTTTAGTAAAGAGCCAGTTGCGCCGAGACTTTCGCCTTCACGCATTGATTCTTCGGTGTTCTCCAAAAGAGTAGCTGTTACGGCCGCTCTGTGAGAATCTTGGATGCCGGGCAGAGCGCCATGCTCTAGAATCGGCTTCCACTTTTGCATTAGTTCTTCATTTCTCATTTGTGGTTCTCCTTTTTTGAGATTTTACTTAGTATTATTTATAAAAATTTATTTTGCGGCAAAGCGGCCAAGCGATTCCGCATAACGAGCAATAGCAGGATCAAGAGCTACTGCTTGCTCTGCTTCTTCCGCAGTCTCTTCATTTAGAAGATCGGTTTCGTCTTCCTTCACAACAGGAGCTTGTTCAGCAAAGTAAGAAGTTTTAATCGCTTCTACTTTTGTTGCAAACTCTTCTACTGATTCGTAAGACACGCCTTCTGAGAGAACACGCAATTTTTCGACTTGAGTGTCTGTTAAGTCCTCAGAAATAGTTTTGAATGCGATGTCAAGGTCAGCCTTTTCTTTCGCTTCACGAATTTCAATCATTTGCTCAACGACATCGTTGTACTTAGAATTAGACTCTTCAAGTCTAGCTTCTAGGTCGGCAACTACATCGACTTGCTCATCATCGATTTCCATGTTATGCTCAATAACAAGACCTTTGATACTTGTCAGTAGTGATTCAGCGACTTCAACTTTAATGTTGCTTTCGACTTCAACCTTGTTGTCTTCCATCCAGCTTTCTACAACGTAGTCTAGATATTGGTCAACTTTTTCTACTAACTCGTCTACAGTAGTATTAACTTGCTCCTGCAGATCACTTTCAAACTTTTCTTCAAGTGCGGCTTTTTCAGCGATCACTTTTTCTTGTACAGCGGCTTCAAAAATTGCCACTGTTTGTGTTTTAAAATCTTCAGACAGTTCGGTGCCTTCAAATAGACGCTCGACTGCTTCTTTCAGTCCTTCGTCATTTGAGCCCTGTGGTGTTTTTACATCATCTTCGATGTTATCTGCCTTAGGATCAGCTGCCTTTTTAACATCGCCTTTACGCTTTTTAACAGCGCCGCCAGCAGGTGTTACAGGATCAGCCGCAACAGAATCTTCACCAGTTGCTTTGGCTTCGTCCAAGTCTAGATTCTTCTCTAGTTCTTCACTCATTTGGTTTCTCCTTTAATAGTAGGTGTTTATCTATTATATTTATAAAAATCATGTTTTTGACAATGAACTTACAAATTTTTCAAAAAGAGCGGCGGCCCTAATCTCCAATTCCCTTGTAGATACTTTTGCCGTCTCCTTGATTTCCTCTTCAATTTGATCAAATGCATTTGCCATTGTCCAAGAAGAAGATGCTACATCGTAGACCCAATCGACTCCCTCCATAACGCCCTTAACGAATGCGTCTGGAGCAGAAGGATCTGCAACGATATCTCCAGCAGTAGCTAACATAAAGTCGCCCTGCACTTCCATAACTCCATCTTTGTTTTGCTTAATAGAACCCATGCCACGTGATGAGATACCTAGGTTTGCGCCTTCATCGATAAGACTTTTTACGATCTTACCCATTGGAGTATCCATAACTTTAGCACGTCCAACAATGTTAGATCCGTCCTGCTTAAGTTCTGTAAACATATGTGACACACGATCTAAATTGATTGTAGGTCCAGCTGGATGACCCAACTCGCCATATGCACGTTTTGCTTCAACGTAATTCTTGTTATACCTAGTCATCTCTTTAATAAGAGTAGATGCTGGATACATGCGTCCATTTCTATTTTTAATGTCACCTTGCATGATAACACCTTCAATGAAATAGTTCTTACCCGTTTTTTCACCCTCTTCGTTGAGGATATCTTCCGAGATATATTGTACGTCTTCAACAATTTCTTTGATTAATAGAGACATATTATTTCTTCCCTGCGGTCATTGCAAATTGAACGATCTGCATAAACTTTTTGCTGTCATCTAGCATACCTTCAACTTTCTTTTTATTAGAGCCATTCAATTGCTTGTGCATTGAAAGGATCATAGATGCGGTAGTAAGATCGACCTTTTGCTTCTTACCGTCTTTAAACTTTACGTGACCGATAGATTTAGTCTTAACAATTTTAGCTAAATCTTCAAGAACACCTTCAACAATGATCTCTTCTTCAGCTTCAATTTCTTCATAGACTTCTTTATCTTGACCTTCTTCACGATCAGCTTCACGCTTCTTTTTCTTCTTGCCTTTAATCTCACCTGAGAACTGGTCATCAGGTGCGACAGGATGATCACGCTTGTCAACGATATGTTTGTCTAAAAAATTCTGCTCATCTGGAGACTTTGGTTTATCCGTAGTCTCAGCAAGCATTTCCTTAAAGCTTTTCATTGTTGCCCCTTACTCTTGGTCTGTTACTGCTTCTACGTCTGGTTCTGAAACTGGCTCTTCAACTTCTACTGTTTCGCCTGCACCAAACATGTCAGCATATTTTGTTTCGATAGCAGATGTCATTTTGTCTGCCATAATGTCCTGGAACTGAGACTGAAATTGTGTTGCGTCTTTGTCCATCGCATGTTTAATTAATTCTTTCACGCTCATTACTATCTCCTCGTTTATATATCTTATTTATATTTTATTACAACTAGTCTATACGATCTTATGTTCTGTTCCAAAATCGATTCCTGAATCATCGTCATCTTCTGTCGATTCTTCCTCATCTTTAATGTCCTTAGTCATCTTTTCGATTTCATCTTCTGTCATATATAGTACGTTTTTACGTACCCAATCTGTCGAATAGTACTTGCCGGTATACTCATCAATATCTCTAAGTAAACCTAGTCGCTCTCTCAAAATCTCACTTGTTTTCAATTCTTCAAAGTGATTATCACTCATGAAGTCATAACGGAGATTAGATTGAATTGCAGCCCAATCTTCTGGAGCAATAACTCCTTTTAAAATCAACTGCTTTTCTAATATCTTATCAAACAAAGTAGCAAATCTTGCTCTCAGTCTGCTAATAAACTTACTAAATTTGATCTCATCTCTTGAAATCTCTGATGCTCTTCCTAAAGAAAATCCTGCATCAGATTCCATTCTCGAAATGGGAACATTTAATGCTTTTAATAGACGCTTCTGAAAGTACATAACGTCTTCTAATTCGCCTAAATTTTGTCCACCTGGTAGAGTAGTAATCTCTGTCCCTCTACCGCCTTCACGTCTAGGTAACCAAAAATCATCAGTCATAGACATATGCCTACGATCATCTTTAACGTCACCTGTAGCCATATCATAGACTAAACGATTTTTATGCTTAGTCATCATATCACGTAGATACTGTTCTGCTTTCATTTTAGGCAGATTACCAACATCAATATAAAAAATTCTTCTTTCAGGCGCACGTGAGATACGATAGATTACAACAGCATCTTCCATCATACGCAACTGATTTAAAGGCTTATATGCCTTATGTAAATGCGATAATACTAGCGTACTAGTTTCATTAAGTAATCCAGAGTTGGCATTTACAATAGAGTCTTTCGCAATTTTAAGACCTGCCATACCTCCTTGAGTACTACCATCTGCAAAACCTTGTGGTCTACTACCACTGATATTATTGAATCCTTTTTCACTGTAGATATAATATTCATTCTTAATCTTTTTTGCTACAGCTTGATTGTCTTTATCGCCAATCTTTTCGTTCTTATACTCACGTACTTTTCTAAGCTTGCGAGGATCAATATATCGTAATTCTTGTATGCCCTTCTTAGGCGC